TTTTTTGGATTTCGTATTTGGTGGGATTAAACAATCCTTTCAATTCGCCGGGCATGGATTCAACAAAACCCTTGGCGGAATTGAAAACAATACTTGCTTGTTCGCGGTTGGTTGCCAGGGTAAATACTTCCGCGCCTGGTTCACCGCATACCAATTCGTATAAACCGATCACCGCCGTAAGGGTGGATTTGCCCGCCTTCCTGGGAATAAACAAAATCACATCCGTAACCATCCGCCGGGCGTGATCCTTCTTTGATCGGAATCCGTAGATCGCGCAAAGGAAAAAAATTTGGAACGGTTCCAGGATCACCGGTTCGTTCGCCATCACGCCCTTCGTATGTTTCAGGCAGGCGGCAAACTCCAAGATATGTTGCGGGTAATCAGGATCGAATACCCATTCCCATTCTTTGTTTTCGTATTGGTTAATAAACCGTTGGCAGGCAAGCCGCACATTGCGGCACACATTGATTTCGCCCTTTGTTACGGCGTGGGCATACGCGATTCCATCTTGCCAATTCATATTGTTTATTGTCTTGTCCAGGTAAGGTAAAAATTTTTACCTTAACCCTTCGCACCCCGCAGGAACTTGGAAGCGGGCGAATCTTCATCCGGTTTGGTAGTTGCCAGGCGGCTTCGTGGGGTAAGCCCCATTTCGTTCATTAACTGCAAGATCAACGAAAGGGTTTTGTTCCGAATCGTAATGTAAGGGTTTGCCCCAATCGTTTTGCCTTCGTTGAATTCAACAACCAATCCTTGCGCCGCAATAAATTTGTTGCACTCGATATAGGTTTCCAGGTGATCCGCAAGCATTGCCAGGGTATGCCGATCTTGTTCCGATCCGATGCCATAAACGGTAAACAGGAATTCGGCGGTTTCGTTAACGAACCGTTCCTTATCCCAGGCTTCCGGGTTATCCATCCATTCGGAAACGGGAACCCGCCCACGAACGGATTGCGGCAGTAAGCCGCCCTGGTTCATTCCTTTCGAACCATTAACGATATGCAATTCCGGTGGTAGTTTGTTATTCATGTTTTGCGCCTTTCGCAATTGAATGTTAATAGTTTACGCAAAAACCAGGTATCGCGTAAAGGGCTTGGGGAAATTCCCCAGGGAATTCCCACGCAAAAAGGCTTTTTTCGAATCCATCCCCCGAACAAAGTTAACACCCCCCTTTGTCAAATTCCATTTGTGGGAATTTGCCCCCCGGCTTGCTTTCCTACAAAACACCAAATATTTAAGTTTCAAAAAAAATATGGGGCTTTGCGCCGATTACAGGGCAGGCAGGCGGCTTTCCTGGGCGTGGGCATGGCTTACCCTTGCGTAATCATCAATGGCGTAATCCTGGGCTTCCTGGTTGGCGTAGTGCCGGAAGATGCCCTTGCGTTCCAGGCTTCCTTTAACCGTATGGCAATTCTTACAAAGGGATTGGAATACATTGTGGAAGAACGCTTCTTCCCCTATCAGTTGCCAGGCGAATAAGTGATCCACTTCGGTTGCCTGGGTGATCTTGCCCGCACATCGGCAGGCTTCACATAACGGGTTCAAGGATAGGCAACGCATACGGGTACGCGACCATTGCGCCGTTTGATACTTTGCGTTGAATTGTTTACGCTTGATCGTATCGTTGTACCCTTTGCCACCATGCACCATGCAATAGGTGTTAAGCGGGGATCGTTCGTTCGTGCATCCCAGGTACGCGCATTTAGTCTGTTTCGGTACGGTTGGCATCGTTGAATCTTGGCAGGGTATCGAATGTATAAACGGGCAGGCTTACCACCCTTGCAACGGGCAGGTACTTCCCATGCCCTTCCTGCGCTTGTACCGGTGATCCGTATATCACCCGTTGTTCCCCGCAATGGCAACATACTTCCGGGTATTGCGGCGGGTTACTCGTTAGCACAAACCCGGTTTCGTGCCAACAATGATTGCAATCCATCTTATTTAAGCGTTAACAAATAGTTGGTGCGATCAACGGTTGCGGCGATCTCGTCAACAATGTTTTGCAGTTGCGTATCGTTCGGAAGATCAACCCGCATGGATTGAATGTAATCAGCCATTTCGCCCACATAGGAAACACCATCGGGCATATCGGTATGCGAACATGGAATGTTTCCGAATCTGCCGTAAATGCCCATGTATGTTTCTGCCAGGGTATCCGTTAGATCAGCCAGGGAATCGTACAGTTTGCCGATTGCCTTATGTTCCGCGTAATTGGTGGTGTTCCAATGGATCAGGCGCAAACAGATTTGCCCGCACATCAAAACGCCCAAAAAGTTTTTCATTGCATCGTGGTTCATATTCATCCCTTCATCGTTTCAGGTGTTAACAGTTTAATCCGTTTTGACCTTGTAACGATATGTATTTTTCCTGCCCGGCTTCTTATCATCGTGGGGTTCCTTGATCCTGGTAACCTTTTCCGCGCCGATTAGTTTGCACAAAGTAACCTTGATTGAGGTTACTTTCGCGCCCAGGGCGGCGGCAATCTGATTCGAATCCAAACCAGGCTTTTCATTCAGTAAGTTAATAATCTGTTCTTTAAGAACCATTTTTCTTTTCCTTGTCTTGTTTGGTTGCGGGGGCGGGGGTTGAACCCGCGATCTAAACGCCCGAATGAAGGGCGCAATCCTTAACCGTAAGCCCCGCGTTAAATCAGCGAATACCACAACCGCAAATCATTTTGCCGTTCATGCCTTGTTTGCAACCGTACGGTGAATACGGTGGGCAAGCGGCGAACGCGCTAAACGATGCCAATAGTAGGAAGGATGCGATTAGTTTTTTCATTTGTTTCCCCTTTTAAGGTTGTTTGCAAGAAGTAGAGCAATTGCCACCGTAACAACAAGTGTTGCAGTAAACCGCCTGCCCGTTTGAAATGTAATTCCAGGCTTTGCATACCTGGGAACTTTGTGCCAGGGCAACGCCCGTAAGTGCAACAAATGCAACAACTGCAATAAGTGATCGTGTCATGTCGTATTTCCTTTCGTGTTTACTGTTACGCGCACCATCCCACGAACTTCGGGGCGGATTGCAATTGTTAATGTAAACCTTTTATCGTTTACGCGCAAGCCATCGGCGATTCCATCCAACCCGGCTTTGAACGCCGCCAGGCAGTTATCCAGGTCATAAGCCCGCCTGGATGGTGGGAAGAACTCGATTGCCAGGTGAATTTCGCCTTCTTCGGGAAGTTGGGGATTTCCAACGCTTTCCCTGGTCAACGCCCAACAAGCCAGGCGGTAACGCTTTTTGGCTTCGGCTACCTTACTCCAATGATGGCGGGCGTTCGGGCGAACTTCGGCAGGAAACCAGGGAAGGTTAATTATCATCTTTGTACCTGCCATGAATCCAGGCTTGGGGTTTATATGCCGCGCCCGAAAATACTGCCGCCAACAAAAACCACCAACCCGAATAATCCAAAACAAAAACGGCGTATCCAATACCACCGATTACCAGGGATTCGTATGCCAGGATATAAATCAAATATGTAATTTCCTTCATGCCTTCCCCAAAAATCTTGCATACCAAACGGCTTCGTTTGCCAGGCGAAGGATAAATTCATCCGCATCAAGCCCCTGGGGGATCATGTCCAGGATTAGGCGAACATCCTTGGCGGTCAACGGATCATCTTTTCGATTGTTTCGTTCAACACCGTTAATTCCGTTTTCTTCAATACTTGCCATATTCTTTTCTGCCCATGTATGCCGTTGAATGAACCCCTATGGCAATCCGGGCATAACGGTATGCATAGGTATTGGAAATGTTGTTCGATATGGTGGGCTTCGGTTTCCCCTTGCCTGCCACATACGCCGCAGGGCAATTCCTTAACGGCGGCGAGGTGTTTTCTTTGTTTGGGTGTAAGTTTGTTGTTCATCCAATCTTCCAGGTGGTTTGCCCGCTTCAACGGCGGCTTTACGCTTGCATATTCGTTCACAACCGCAATTCTTTCCTTCCTGCCACGCAGGAAATTCACCGTAACGCGGGCGATAGAAATCCACCAATACTTTACGAAGATATTTGCAGGGTTCGGATTGGATGAAGCGGGTACGGCAACATTCAGAATTGAAGTTGTACGCGCCGGTGGGTTGGGTTTTTGATCGTTCACAGTTGGGGCAGGTCATTTAATCACCACAAAAACAGGCAATTGTTTCTTCTTCGGTTTGGAACATATCGCCTTGATCCTGGGCAAATTTCAACATTTCGGCATACCCTGGGCGATCTTTTCTAAATCTTGCGCCATCACCCTTAAATTCACCGGTTGAATGTATTGCGGATTCCATTTTTGCCCACCAAACGGCGCGTTCCGGTTTTTCTTGGATCAGGCTTAAAGTTTGCGGATAACCTTTCAAAAAACACAAATCGCAATTGCCATGATAAGTTTTGCCGTTGTAGTTTGGCAATCCAAGATCAAATGATTGGGATTTCCAAAACGCCCCAACATCCTTTGCGGTTACGCCCGCAACAAACAAAGGAACCCTGGATTTATCCACCTTTGCCGCCCGCCTGGGTTCATCGGCACGAATCCCGATCCAATCGGAATTTTCATCATGTTCCCAACCCAAATCTTTAAGGTAACGATGCATTGCGCGTATTTTTAATTCAACGGTGCAAAACCTGGTTACGGGATTGGGTAAGTAATTTTTTTTGGTAATCAATGCTTCAAATGGTTCGCCATTCCTGGAAGCGGTTTCAAAGTTAACAACCGCATATCTAGGCAATTCCGGGCGGTATTCCACCCAGGTAATCGGAACATTCCAATTTGTTTCGCAGGCTTTAACAAACTTCAATGTTTCTTCATCTTCTTTTCCGGTGTTGGCAAAACAAACCAACGCTTCTTCCGGCAAGCCATTATTTGATTGAAGGATGCGCCATAACATATACCCGGATGTTCTTCCGCCTGAAAAACTGATAACCGTTGGTTCGGTGATTTTGAACGGATCGTGAATCATGCGGATTTCAGTTGGTAAACATTTGATTGGGTTTGTTGTTCGCGGGCGGCTTTGTAAACTGCTTCGCGAAACTTAATTGGGTGATCGAAATCTTTTTCGAATATTCCCAATTCGTTACCCTTCATCGTTATACCTGTCCAGGTTTCGTGCCAATCCTTGCCGATAACTTTGCCTGGTATCGTGGTTTGGATTTCATCATCCCATCGTTCGGCGCGAAGCCAGGTTGCGGGGTACGGAATGTATGCGTGGTTATCTTTTAACCATTGTTCCGTATTGCATTGCGCCTGGATCGCCGCAAGGATTTGTTCCAGGGGCGGGCGAATGGCTTTGGTTTGTTGCCAGGCTTTGCGGGCATCACCTTTGGCAACCTTTCTTGGATACGCTTTGTAAAACGCATCGAAGGCTTGTTCATCGGTCATTCTTTTTTTCCTTATCTTGTCTTGTCAAATCTTATTACGAATTTGTTTCCTTGATCCGAAAGCAATTGCAAAGTTGCCCTTCGGTAATCCTTTCATGCAAGTTACAAAATTCAAACACACCAACGATTTCAAAGTGTTTGCAACATGAACAATTCGGCATCGCAAAACACTTCACAAACGCTTCACCAAAAAAGGTTTTTTCGTTTTCAGTCATAACAAACCCCTTTCAAAGTTTGTTTACACCGGGAAACGATAACACATTGTTTATTGGTTGTTAACAGTCATGTATATTTTTTTTCGTTTTTTGAACACATTGATTGCCTTATGTATAGGTATTCAATAATTTCACCCAAACGCCCCCCTACCCCCAGGGGGTA